ATCATCAGCAACTTGCTCAAGATATATACTTTGAAGGTTTTTAGGTGGGCGATATTGTTTGGTGTATACTCTATCATACGCTTCATTTAGTGTTCTCATCTTTCTATGCTCCTGTTTATGCGAGAAAATGTTCTTCTGGGTACTAATTTAATATCACCGTTTTTATTTGAGTATACATATCCTTCGCCACCTCGCTCACCAGCCATTGTTTGCTTAACCACTTGTGCATTATTGTCAAATTGTTGAACAATATCGTCCTTTATGTCCATTATCATGTTTACTATTTGCCATAAAACATTGAAGATTTGTGAATTTTCTTGAATATGTTGTGTTATGTTTTGTTTTTTTCTGGTGGAAATGTTTTGTGTTGCAAGCCAATCAAAAAAATCAGATCCTATATTTTCAAGTCCTGTATCAACTTTGGAATTTAAATATTTGTATAATACTTGTGGAAAATCAGCTATTTGTTTTTGCTTTAATATATTTTCATCTATAAGAGAGTTAATAGCAAGGTTATTTTGTGAAATAATTTTCTTAACACTTTTAATATTTTCTAAATCTACTTGGGCTTTATGTTCTACGAATACAGGAGGAATCACTAAAAGATCATTTCCTTTAAATATATTCAAATCTTTTAATGGTTGTTCATTTCCATCAAAATCAACTGCTCTATGAATTACAACACCAGCTTCAGATTTAGAAATTCTTTTACCTAAATCTGATGTTAAATCTACTTCATACTGAACTACGTTTGGTTGAAATATATAATGTCCGTTTTTAATTCCTGGTTTGTTATAATATAGAAGATCACCTTTAAAAAATCCTTTATAACCTTTGGGAATTGCATTTTTAAAGATGTAAAAAATTTGTGCCATCTTATTTGCAAATTCAACATAACTTGAATTTTCTCTATTTTTACCACCAGAACGGTTTAAAAACATTTCTCTTAATTCATCGGGGGATTTTGCTTTACCGTCATACCCTTTTGCGTAGAAACCAGACTTGTCTGTAAGAACGAATTCTCCGTTTTCATCATTCCCAAATATCAAACTCGGTGAACCATCCCATTTAACAGAAGTGTGATTAATACCACTTCTGGAGAGTGATTCCAAAGCGTCTAATGCTCTTAAAGCACCTTGTGAACCTTCCCAAAAGATTAAATCTTCAGCGTGTTGTATACGTGCTTCAGCGCCTTCTGTGATTAATGTTTCACTTCTTCGAAATTCTTTAAAATTCATAAATCTCCTGGTATTTCAAGTCCTTGGTTTTCCAATAACTTTTTATAACTCTCTAAAATCTTTGTAACTAATTCAGGTTCATATCTTTCTTCGATAGTTTTGCGCAAGGATTCATAACTATTAAGGTTTTCTGTTGATCCTAAATTTAATACCTTAACAATTTCTTGTGGATTAGTATAAGGGCCTGCAATGACTTCATCATCATTCTTTTTTAGATAACCCTTGGCATTTTTTCCAGGTGTTCTTCTTACTCTCACTACACCATTTGAACCCCATTTATATCTTTCAATAAATTCAGGTCTTTCCATAGGATCATTAGGATCTATTTCACCAACTTTAGTGTCAACATTAGATGTAATAGCTGTTAAAAGAAGTGTTCTATATATACCACCATACTTACTTTCACCTTTTAAAAGGTTGGGTGAGTGATAAAATGTTTTCATCCATTGTTTTTCACCAGGCATGAAGTCAATTTGAACTAATCCAGTTCTTGCCTTGCCTTCAGGTGGTTCTACATCAGATTTACCATCAATTTCCACTGACATCATAATAACAGAACCAGTCTTAACTTCCTTAACCTCAGGAATTCTTTGTAAAACCGAGACAAACTCTGGTATTTCTGATCTATCTATATTAATAGCAATGTCCATATCTCCAGAAAACAACTTTTTCTGAACACTTCCAAGAGCGTTATCTAATAATGAACCACCGTCAAAGTATCTATTAAATGTTTCTTGTCCTAACTCTCTAATTAAGCTATTTTGTATCTTAATTAAAGTGGGTTCGATTTCATCTATATGAATAGCACCAACACCCTCCATGGCACCACCTTCCATGAGGATGTGTTGAAAAATTTTATATTCGACGAGGTATTCTTTAAATTTCATTATTCAGCAGTTTGTGGTATATCAGAATTAGATGGTGTTTCTTTATCATCGATAATCTTTTCAATAACTTGAAAGATTCTAACGCCTTTTTCTGGTGAATCAATTTTAGCTTTATCACCACCGCCGGTCAAATCTTGAAGTTGATCATAATATTCAGAACTAGTAATTTCTGATGGATTAATTAAAAGAGCCTTGAATGCATACCAAGCCATTAAAGCATAAGGAATGTTTTCAAGTTCAACTTCTGCAGGTTCTTCAGGTTCATCAGCTGGTCCAAGACCACCAGGTGAATTCATTTGCATAGGTGGAGGACCACCAGGGTCAATAGAAGGTGCTTCTTCTGGTGGAGCATCTTGTTCTGTTAAATATATGTTAATAGGATTTTTCTTTGCAATGGATTTATAAAATTCACTGAGTTTAACTTCCTTAGGTTCAACCTCTTGTCTATATTTTTCTAAAACGTTTTCAAATTTCTTCATATTAAAATCCTGTTTTAGTTTGTGCTTCGATTTCTTTAGCTTTCTTTGTTAAATCTGCTGCAAGCTCTTTAGTTCCTGTTGCTTTAAGTTTATTAGCTGCAGATTTTTTAATTGTGGAATCTTTTCCATCAACTTCATCTTGTGCTGCTTGTGCTTCAATGCCCTCTGCATCTGCAATTTTTTGTTTTGCTTTCTTAGTGGCATCTTGTCCCATAATTTGTTCAAATAGTGTATCAAATGTATTCATTTTTTAGTGTCTCCGTTAAAATATTTATATGTTTTGCACATTATAAAGTAAGTTTCTTTCAAATCAACAGGTAATGTGATTGAATTTTTGTAAAATAAGTTTCATCTAGGAAAATTAAGCCATTTTTCTTAACAAATTCCTTAGTTTTTAAAAAATTATTATTTTTCTTGGTTGAATTTGTTGCCAGGGTGTTTATAATTATTCTTATAATATCAATAACTTCACCATACTCTAAATTATTCTGTGTTATTTCGTGTTTAACTTTGAATATAGGAATATATAAGTTATTTTTGATTTTGTTTAATATATTAATTAACTGATTATGTAATTTATCACAATCTATATATCTACATATCTCATTTTTATTAGTAAATATGTTATTATAAATAATACAAACATCAGATTTATAAGTTTTCTTGTATTTTATAACTATTTCACATATATTATAAATAACATGATGATAAAGTATTTTCTTAGTATCTGTTTTACGTAAATCTAAGACATTATCTTTTAATAAATCATATAAAAGTAGTTCATTAAGTAAATCTTTCTCTATGTTCTGAAAGATTTCCTCGAATTTAATTAATACAACTTTATCAGCCGGTAGATTTATTGGAGATATTTTCATTTAAGGTAGATAATAAGATTTTCTCTATTTTCTCAGCTGAAATACCATTGTGTTCAGCTTCTTTTAATAGATTATAATATTCATCTAACTTAATTGCAAGGGAGTTTTTAAAGTTTTCTTCAATTTCTACCTTTTCTAAGTATTTTTCAGCATTCCAATTAGCATCTACAAGATCCTCTGAAGAAATTAAGTTACTTGCATTCTCCATATATAGTTCAGTGTTTAATACATCCAACTTTTCACCAAATACTCTCTTTAATCTTAGTAAGTACTGATTCAAAGGTGACCATGCTTTCCTTTCCTGGTGTGTTGACGGGTCTTTAATTTGAGAACCTTGTTCATTTATAATACCAAGTTCATATGCCTCGGATTCAGTGACAGGTTCTCTTAGTTTTTCCATTATATATTTCATAATAAAGTGTTCCTTGGTTGATTCAGCTTGTAACAAACCAAATTCTGATGACATAATATGTGACCCTGAAGGTGAATATGCGCATCCTTTGCCTCTAAGTGGTAATCCACAATAAATACATTTATTTGGTTCAATTACTACATGAACTTTGTTAGGTCCGTAGGGACAACCCTTTCCTCTTAGCGGTAATCCGCAATATACACATTTTTTGTTACTCATATTTAAAATTTTCCTATGTTTAAATCTTGATTTTTGAAATCCTGCATGAAATAATGCCGTTATAGTAATCTTCTTTTAATAAAACATCTTCTTTGAACTGCATTTTTGATTCTTCATATGTCAAATGAGACTTAGAATTGCAAATCTTCAAGATTTCGAAGGTAAAATTCTCTTTACCATATATTTTTATATCATTATTTAGAGCATCTGAGCTCCCTGTATACGTTTTCCAGTCCGTTTCTACTGTTTTATGTCTTTTATTCTTTTTACCCTTTAAAGGTTTGAGTTTTCTAATACATGTCATTTGTTTTTTACCAATATACTTCTTTTTATTGATATTATTGGTAATAAGATAGATAAATCCATAAGCATCTTCGGGTATTTCACCTTTAAATTGCCAATGACCTAAATCCATCTTACTTTTGCTCCATATCTTTCAATTTAGAGTAATATTTTGGATCTTCTTCTAAATGGTCCTTAGAAATCTCTTGAGCTTGCTTAATATTCTCAGTATGTTCCATTTCTACTTTAACACCCATCTCATATTGTGTTCTAATTTCTGAAACCTCTACATTATGCTTATCAGCTATGTCTTTTAACGACATACCATCTGCTAAACCACCTTTAATAGATTCTTTTTCTTCTTTTAGAGGTCCTGGGTTAGCAGATTGCTTCTTTTTTCTTACTTTTTTCTTTTTTCCGTCAAATATAGACTCAGGGAAGCTTCTTTTTTGAACCTTACCTAATGCTTTAGGCAATCTGGCATCACCTGGTGCATATGTATCACTGCTTTTAGCAAGGTCCACACCTGTTCCTGCGTTATCACCAAATACACCACCTGGTGCTGCAACATTTTGTTCCATTACTTGTTCATAAATTTTATCGAATTTCGGGGTTGATGTCATAATAATCTCCTATATAATACTATTATATAATATATTTAGGGAATGTAGAAGTTATGTCAAGAAGTTCTGAGAAATATATACAAAATTAATATGAATTTACTAGAGCAATATATAATTGAAGCAGAAGATGATGCAAGAGTCGATGAAGTTACTATTCATGACAAGTCTATGAAGTTGCCCTCTATTAAACATAAGTGGGTAGCAAGATTAATTAATGCAAAGAGAGACGAATCTAAATTAATAAGACAAAAGAGGGCTGCAATAGCTGATATAGCTGTAAAACTTAAAGAAAAGGGTAGGGTTAATCTTTCTGATGCATCAATTAACGCGGCAGCTTCAAAACATGAGAGTATTTCAAAGATACAAGAACAAATAGATGAATATAAAGATATTATTGAGTATCTTGAGAAGTTAGAACGTATATTTTCATCCATTACATGGGATTATAAGAATATCGTTGAGATTATGAAGTTGGAAACCATGTAAATGAGATATATATTTGATTGGTGTCCAAGATATAAGAAAGCAATTATAAAATCTGAGAACTTAGATGAGCTCAGACTCGCTTTT